ACGGGTATCTACACGATGGTCGCGAACAGCTTCCGCGCCGGTAAGGACACCAAGGGCGCGTTCGGCTACGCCAAGGACGCCTTCAAGTCGGGCGAGTCCCTGTTCGGCGTCGGCAAAGAGACCGAGGGCCTGCGCGTGGTCGAAGCCGCGATCAACAACGGCCAGGGTACGCTGCCCAAGGTGATCGAGGTGATGTCCCACCTGGGCCGCGCCAACCTCCGCTTCATGGGCGGCACCGACGAGTTCTTCAAGGTGATCTCGTTCAGCGCCGAGCTGCACGCCACCGCCCGGCGCACGGCGCGCGCCAACGGACTGCGCGGTGCGGAGCTGACGGCCGAAGTCAACCGTCTCGTCGACAGCCCCACCAGCGAAATGCTCCAGCACGCGGAGTACTTCGCACGCGAGAACACCTTCACGAAGGCATTTGCTGCGGACACCCTCGGCGGCATCATCGAGAAGGGCGCGCAGCACCCCTTCATGCGGGTCGCCTTCACCCCCTTCTACCGGACACCGATGCGGCTCGCGGAGTTCAGCACCACGCATACGCCGATCCTCAACCTCCTCGCGAAGCAGACGTGGTCGGACATGTTCGGCAAGAACGCCACCGCCGTCACTCGCAACCTCGCCGCTGCCAAGATCATGACGGGCACCGCTGCACTCGGCCTCGTGGGCTGGTTCGCACTCAACGGCTACATCACCGGCAACGCTCCGAGCGATCCGTCCCTGCGCGCAGCGTACGAACGGAGCGGCTGGAAAGAGAAGTCCATCTACAATCCGATCAACGGAAAGTACTACAGCTACGACAACCTGGAGCCCCTCTCCACCATCGTCTCGACCGCCGCCAACATGGTGCAGATCAGCCGTGACCTGGAAGACTGGGACGTGCAGACGCTCATGATGGCGGGTGCCATCGCCACCTCGAAGAGCGTCCTGTCCAAGCAGTGGTTCCAGGGCCTCTCCGACTTCGCGGACGTGATCGAAGCAGCGACGCGCGGCGAGGACGTGGCACGCGGACTCGTCTTCGTACACAAGCGGCTCGCGAGCCTCATTCCCGGTGCCGCCCCCGCGCGCCTCTTCAACAAGATGACCGACGACCAGCGGCGCGAGCTGAAGACGGTCACCGAGAACGACAACCCGGAGCTGCGGGAGTGGTCCCAGCTCGTTCACATCTGGACGCAGAACATCCCCGGCTGGGGGCACCTCATCCCCGGCACCAGGCCGCGCCCCGCCATGGTCCACATGATTACCGGCGAGCCCATCGCGAACGAGAATACCTGGCTCCAGGCGATCAACCCGTTCCAGGTGACCACACACCGCAACGACCCCGTGCTGAACGAGCTGGTCGCCCTCGAAGGGGCAGGCCTCCCGCGCGAGATCCCGCGCGTCGTAGGCGGGCAGCAGCCCGGCAGCGAGTTCCGCCTCTCGGCGAACGACGAAGCGCGGATCATCAAGGAAGGCGTGAAGCTGAACGAGGAGGAGCGCCAGCGTCTCGGCGTCCTGCTCACGAAGGAGGTTACCGACTACAACGGGGACACTCTGCACGAAGCGCTGACCGCCCTCATCGAGACCGACGAGTACGATGACGCGAAGGACGGGCGTGACGGCGGCAAAGCAGGGATGATCCAGGACGTGTTCAACACCTTCATGGAGCAAGCACAGAACCAACTCTTCGAGGAGTACCCGGAGCTGCAACACATCGTGCTGAAGCGCCAGCTCGAACGCGGACTGGGGCGCATCCCGAAGTCCCAGGACGACCTGGCAGACTTCGCCCGCGAACAACTCGAATCACAGAGGTAGACAATGCAAAAGCGCCGTCCGACGCCAGCACAAAATCAATCCACGCTAAGGGCCATTATGAACAAACTCGACAAGCAGAACGTCACCCTCACCGAGCGCCTGATCGAGATGACCACCGTGATGCAGGCCCACATTGCGGCGGACGCGAAGGCATTCGCGGAACAGAGCGAAGCGATCCTGGAAGTCAACAAGGACGTGAAGTCACTGCTCGCCTCTCGGTCCTTCCTGCGCGGGACGTGGTTCGCCATCGTCACGGTCGGCACGCTGATCGGCGTCCTTGCTGGTCTCGTCATCGCATGGTACAGGCCATGAAGAGCCAGTACTTCAAGCCCGAGGAGTTCTGGGCCAAGGTGCAGGAGCCCGGCTACGACGGCAAGGCGGACCCGCATCCCGATCTGGTGCGCCGCCTCGACATCCTGCGCGGCCTCGTCAACCGCCCCGTCATCATCAACTCCGGTCGACGTGGACCGGCCGCAAACGCTGCCGCAGGTGGGGTGCCGAATAGCGAGCACATGCGGGGAGAAGGTGCGGATCTGCGCGCCATCGAGTCGCGCGAGCGCTTCCTCCTCGTGGACGCCGCACTCAAAGCAGGCTTCCGCCGCATCGGCATCGGGCGCACGTTCGTCCACGTCGGCGTTTCGCAGGAGCTGGCGCAAGACGTGATATGGACCTACTACACGGGAGGGCAAATCGCATGAAGTACCTTCGCTTCGCGCAGCTCTGCTGGAAGGCATACAACGGTGACGTACACGCTGGCCTCGAAGTGCTCGGCATCCTGCGCGCGCGGTTCGGAGAGCGGTTCGGCCAGTGAGCGTCACCGCCATGTTCCTCTCGCCCCTCCGCGTCGAGCAGCTCGACAAGGACAACTGGAAGCTGCTCGACGAGCTGCGCTTCTACAGCGTCGAGCTGGGGCGGATGATCGTGGTTCCCGAGGGGTTCGTCACCGACTTCGCCTCGGTGCCGCGCCTGCCGTTCATCTACTGGGCGACGGGCGGGACCGCCGAAGCGCCCGCCGTCCTACACGACTGGCTCTACCGCACGGGAGCCGAGAGCGTTACGCGCACGCAGGCGGACGCCGTCTTCGCCGAAGCCATCATCTCTCGCGACTACTACTGGCGGCTGCGCGCATGGTCCATGTGGGCCGGTGTGCGCGTCGGCGGATACTGGTCGTTCCACACCCGCGACGCGCGGCCATTGAGCCAGCCGGGGCTTGATACCGGCACACCCGACCAAGGAGTACAGTCATGAAGATCCTCGCCGCCCTGCTGCTCACCGTTGCACTCGTTCTCGCCCCGTACACCGTCGAGCTGGAGCTGGGCGCAGCGTCGTCCCTGCCCTGGAAGACGTTCTCCGAGTCCGCCGTCGACAGTGTCGCCGCGACCATGAGCGCATGCCCCGTTGGCGGGTCCGCCGCCGAAGTGCTGTACGTGCAGCTCGTGCGCGATGGACAGGTCTGGCTGTATTTCTATGCGCCCGACAGTGAGCGCTTCCTCTTCGCGCGTATGACAGACGGCGCGCCAGTGGAGATCTTCACGGGTGTGGTCGACATGAAGACGCCCGGCAAGCACGACGTGATCCCGGACGTACCCAGCCAGCCGTACAATCCGGGCTCGAATCCCTGCGACTACCTGTTCCCGAAGCAAGCCTGATCCACTGCTAGACGCACGAACGCCCCGGTGTCCGATACCCAGGACATCGGGGCGTTTTGGGTCTGGAGTATCGGACTACGTCAGGGCTCCGACCCGTAGAAGCGCGTCCACATCGCCTCGCGCACCTTCAGCTCGCGGCGGATCTGGATGCTCACGAGCAGATCGGACACGTACTCCAGTACTGGCTTCTGCGGACAGCCCGTCGCGAGCACTTCCAGAGAGAGAGTCTTCATCGCCTCGTCGAGGATCGGTTGCAGCTCCTCGGCTAGCACGTCGAGGTAGCGGACGACGTATGGGTCCATCGCCAGCTTCGTGTCCTTGGGCACCAGCCGCAGCGAGCGGTTCAGCTCCGGGTACACCCGCGCGTCGTCTTCCATCACCGGTCCACCAGCGCGCTGATGGTAAGCGTCGCGAAGGGCTTGTCCCACCGCCGCGTGACGGCCACGTCGATCTCGCCTTGCACCGCCACGCCGTGCGTCGTCAGGAACTCACGGATGAGCGCCTGGAACTGCCGCATGGTGTCGAACTCGCCCACCTCATCCACGGTTGCATCCTCCCTTGACGGCTGCGATGCTGGCCCCCGGCCACAAGCCAGCCTTACCGCGCGAGTGTAGGTGTGATAGTGCGTAGATCCTGTCCCCGTTCAAGCACGTCCAGTACAACGACGGCCCGCTCTCCATCGCCTTCAACGTCCATGCCCCCTCACGCGCGCCGACGCCCTGTTGCGGCTCCAGCGGCTCGCACGCCGACAGGATCAGCAGGAGCAGTAGCATCGTCAGCGCGCAGACGATCCACCCCTTGGTCGTCAACGCACCCTCGGATGACGCGTGCTGAAGTCGAAGGGGTGGCGACGCGTGAGCCCGCCGCCCTTGCCATCGTCCGCGTCCTTGGTGATGGCGTCGATCTCCTCCTGCGTCGGTACCGGCATCTCCGAAAGCAGCGGCAAGCCGAGAGGCGTACCCCGATGGCGCGGCTCGCGCGCGGCGTCTTGCGGCGTGGCGCGCAGGTACGTTCCGTCCGCCCGCCGCTGATAGCCCGGCACCGCTTTGGTGTCGGTCACGTCGGGCGCGAAGAGTTTCTTCGCCCGGTCCTTCAGCGCGCAGATCGCGATCCCCGCGTACACGAGCACGTCGCCCAGCCGCTCGATGGGGCCTTCCACTTTCTGCTCGATCTTCTGCGACAGGCCCCACAGCGTGGCGTCCACCTGCTTCAGGGCGTACACCAGCATCACCACGACGGGGTCCGACAGGTCGAGGCCGGGGTACTGCCCCAGGATCTTGGCGACGCGCTCGAAGTTTCCCAGCGGGTTGCCGCCGCGCGCGTAGTCGTGGTTCTTGTCCGAGTGCAGCTTCATCTTCTCCAGCAGCATGGGCAGGAACTCCGGGTGCCCGTGCGGGAACTCCGCCTTCAGCTCGTCGAGCAGCTCGTCGCGCTTCTCGTTCATGTAGTCTCCCGTGATGAGTTTGGACATCACTTCGTCGAAGGTGAACAGCGTCGTGTAGACCCACGGTCCGAAGACGGTCATCGGCCCCAGAACGATTGCGCGATGCGCGCCATGATGAGCAGGCCGAGGGCAAACCACGTCCCGCCCTTGACGTTGTCGCCCAGGACGAAGACCGACAGCGCCACCCGGATGAACGTCGTGCTGAACGCCCACACGATGAAGGCATCCATCAGTGGTGTGCCAGGGATGGACACCAGCCGGTAGATGCAGTACCCGATGGTGAGCTGCATCGGCACCCAGAGGTACAGGTAGTGGTGCCACGGGCCGGGCAGCACCCGGTACAGGTACTCAGCGGCCACCGCTGGCACCGCTGCCGCCAGCCCCCAGAGGGTGGCGGGACCGAGCATGGCGAGCAGCCGCGTCGCCGTCACTGCGTCGCTACCCGGCGATACGGCGCGCCGTCGAAGTGCTGTTCGTCCTTCGACAGGTCGGGCGGGAACTCCAGCAGCACCGCGATCCGCGCGAGCGACTCCGCAATGGACTCGTGGGCCTTCACCTGCCGCTGCATCAGGGTCCACTCCACTTCCTGCGCCTTATCCATTTGCTTTCTTCCTCTCCCGGTGGCGCTTACGCGCTGCCGTCAGTGCGGCCTTGAGGTACGGCGTCTCCCACATGGCCTCGCCCCACGCGTGGGCTTGCGGGGCCAGGATCAGGTCGAAGGTGAGAACGTCCTGCGGCACGATCTCGTGTCCTGCCTCGACCAGCTCGCGCACTTCAGGCCGGTCGCACCACTCGGCGAGAACGGCGATACGTAGCTTGGGGTTCGCCTTGCCCTTAGCCAAGTTTGATTACCTCCGCGTCGGTGGGCGTGGCGATCAGCGGATGCGCTTCGCGCTCGGCCGCGCCACGTTCCAGGTGCCGGTCGAACGAGCTGATGCCCGCGATGACCAGCGCGATGAAGAACGCGCTACGCGTGGGCAGGCGTTCGGCCTTCGCCTTGTCCGACACCGCCTTCTCGTACCGGTCGGTGATGGCTTGCGCCAGATCGGGCGGGACGAGGTGCGTCTCGGTCACCATCCGAATCGGTTTGACGTACTCGGTCTTCGCCACCTCGGCGAGACCGCCTTTGATGAGGCCCAGCCGCCGCTTCCTGGCCGCGCCCATTACGACAACACCTCGATCTGCGGGCTCCAGTACCTCACGCGCTCGCCCTCCTTCACCTTGTCGTAGATGTTCGGGGTGATGAACACGAGGGGGTTGCCGAGCACGACGGGCCGCATCATCCCTGCCTCGACGTACGATCCACGCGGCACCTTCCCGTTCTGCGTCCGCTCCATGTAGCCCTTCGAGAACCCGCCCGCGCCGACGAGGTGCATCGTGCGGTGGCGGAGGAAGTGCTGTTTCTTCCCCCAGTAGTATTCGACGCGGTCGATCTCGGCGTGGGCTTTCTTCGTCATGTGGCCCATCACCATCAGGTCGACGTGCCAGCTCGGGCTCACCTTCTCTAGCTTGTTCACCGGAGCTGCCGCCGTAGTCCCGCCTCCGCACCCGTGCGTGGCCCAGATGTCCACGTTGCACGAGGCGCTGCTGCCCTGGAAGTTCTCGACCTTCAGACCGATGCCAACCGTGGTCCCGAGGAACGCCGTCTTCAGCCAGCGCGCGAGATGCTGGTCCGTCGTCGTCCCGTCTTCGAGCTGCGTGAAGTGGTGCCCCTCCAGCAGCCCGTACCACCGACCGACCGTAGGCTTCAGCGCCTTCTCGAAGATCTCCTGCGTCAGCTCCATCGCCTTGTCGTCGATCACCATCTCCGTCGTGTCGTAGAAGCCCGCCCCCTTCCGCGCCTTGCGATTGCTCGGCGACATGAAGTCGATGTAGTCCCCCATCCCGAGAAACCACGCGTCGTGCTTCAGGCCCACGTCGATGCGCCGACGCAGCAGATCGAGCGACGTGCTGCCCTTGGGGCCAGCCCACTGGATGTCCCCGATGGGCATGATGGCGATGGGCTTCCCGTTCAGCTTCGATGCGTCCACCTTGTACTGGATCAGCTCCATTATGCGTCCCGCCTTTTCTTGACGGAGGCCGGGAAGAAGGCGTCGCGTCCGTTGATGGTGTAGTGGCGCTGCGCTACGTTGAGTGCCACCTGAGAGTACACGTCGTACAGCTCGGCCGGGAACGCCCACGTCTGCGCGTCGTACGCCCCCGTGATGAAGCGCGCCTCGGGCAGCAGCCGCTTGATCGTAAGGTAGGTCTGATTGTAGATCCCGGCGACGCCGCCTTGAAGCGGATGGTTGCTCGCTTCCCGGTAGCGCGCGTTCACGCCCTTGGCCGTGAGCCTGCGCGGCCTGCCGTCCCAGGTGTAGACGACGCCCGCCGTATCCACGTCGTGCTCGATGCTCTTCCAGAACTCCCGAATCCAGTGGTGCAGATCGAGGTAGCGGTTCACGGCGGCGGTCATGCGCGCACCGTCCATGCCCAGCGCCTTCGCACCAGGGATGTCGCCCATCCCGTCCGGGTTACCACGGTAGTGGGTACGGAAGATGGCGCGCTTGCTGAACGTGCGACGGATGTCATCCGCGCCCTGCCACTTCATCGCCTGCCGCCAGCTCGTGCAGTTGATGCAGTCGCAGGTGTGTACCGCCTTCGTCCGGTCGACCGGATGCGAGACGCCCATCAGGTCGCAGAGGTTCACGGTGTGCGTGTCCCAGTTGTCGGCCTTCGCCTTCAGGATCAGCTCGTCGCCCGCGAGGTAGCCGAGCAGCCACGTCTCGATGTTGGACCAGTCGAACTCGAAGAACGGCCAGCCGGGGTCGGGCCGGAAGAGGCGGCGGTTGTCGCCTTTGATCTGCGGCAGCGGCGGCTTCACGATGGAGTGCCGCCCGCTCGCCTGCGCGTGGATGCGCGTCTCCGGGTAGATCCGGTCGAGCACGCCCACCACGTTGTCCTTCTCCCAGATGAGGCACGGGTCCACGTAGTGGGAGCGCGCCTGCTGCGCCCCGTAGTACAGGTAGCGCGCTTCGAGCAGCGGGTTTCCACCCGCCTCGATGGCGGCGTCCGCCAGCTCCAGCGTGGGCTCCACCTCTTCGTCCCACTCGGTGCCGTGTAGCTTACGCAGCTCGGCGAGCGCATCCTTGTTCGTCGTCACCTTGGGGTCCGCGTCCCAGTCCTGATGCTTGGCCCACTGCGCCGGGAACTTCTCGACCGCGTAGAACGCGTGCGCGAGCTGGTCCGGCGACCCAAGGTTGATCGGGTATCCGAGGTACGCTTGGCCCAGCTTCAGCGCCTCGGCGCACTTGCGGTCGAACTTGTCCTTCAGCTCGTACGCTACCGCCCCGTCGACGGCAAGGCCACGCTCCTCGCCTTCGAGAATGTGTGGCAGCAGCGGCAGCGACTGCGTGCGATAGATACTCTCCGCCCTCGGGTCCGCAGGCCACAGCTCACGCTCGAACCGCTCGATGATCCGCATCGGGGCGACCAAGTCCATCGCGTTGTACAGCTCCGGGTGCGACTCGCTCAGATCCTTCCATTCCGGCATGCCGACGACGCGCACGCCGATGTCGCCCAGGTCGTGGTCTTCCTCGGCGAAGTAGGCCGCGTCCGCGAGCATGGTGTCGTCGAGCTGGCGGTGCATGCCCGGCGAGACGTTGAACCCGTGCATCCGCAGCACCCGAAGGTCCGCGATGGCGTTGTGGTACACGACGGGGATGTCCATCATGTACTCGAAGAGGTGCAGCCGGGCCAGCTCGCGGTCCCCCTCGCTCAGCTCCTGCCACCAGAGCTGAAACACCTCGCGCTGGTTGCCGATGCCGATACACTTCAGGATCTCGGGGCGGTCCCGCTCCCACTCCAGGTCAATCGTCGCCCGGCCCAAGGCGAAGGGCGGAAGCTGGTTCCGATTGATCGGGGGGCAGATCGCCCGCAGAGCCGCGATGCGTTCGTCGCTCATCACTACTATACGCCGCGAGTGCGACGCCCGTACTCGGCAATCAGCATGGCGTCGGCGCGCCCGTCGTCTTTCTTCCGCTCGAAGAGTACCGCCCGGTCGGGCCACAGCTCCTGCGCGAGGCGGCGACCGGCGTCCTTGTCCTGGCCGAGCAGCCCGAAGTGGGCCTTCCACTTCTGCGGAGTGACTAGGGTGTAGTCGATGCCGAGCGCCGTCAGGATGCCGTGCCATGCCCCGACGCCGTAGCCCATGCTGAACATGGAGCGCACGCCCTGGCCGGGCATGCTGTGGATGTTCTCGACGAAGGCGTGCGACGGGATGCGAACGCCGCCCCGCTCTTGGTCCGCCCACGGCTGGAGCCAGATGACCATCCGGCCCAGATCGTAGACGCGCTTCGTCCCGCGCGCCACCTTGTGCGTGAAGGTGGGCGTGTCGTACACCATCTTCTCGACGGGCTCGATCACGGCGAGCGCACCGTCGAGGCCGGGGTCGATGCCGATGATGTTCATCGGCAGAACGCCAGGGCTTGCCCGACTACGTAGTCGTAGCCGAGGCCAAGGATCACGGCGAGTCCGACGAAGAAGGACGCGATCATCACGCCCAGCGCGCACGCCGCAGCAATCCGCTCGAAGGCGCGACGCACGGGACGTGGCCGGTCGGGGACATACGAACTGTACTCGTGCATCACTTGGCCTCCCTCGGCTTGAAGGTCTTCTGCTTGCACCGCTGGCACGCGAGCTGGCTGGCGTGGTTGTGCGGGTAGTCGCAGGCCGCGCAGGTCTTCACTCGCCGCCTCCCTTGGGCTTCTCGTCGCCCTCGATGGTCACCTTGAAGGTGGCCTTGCTCGCGGTGTGGTAGACCACCACGCCCTCGGGATTCTCGAAGCCGGGCGCGGCGACTGATCCGCCCATCCGCAGATCCGCCAGGACATGGCCGATGGTGTGGCTGTCGAACGGTCCCTCGTACAGGACAGGCACCACGCTGAAGAGCCCGTCGAGCGGCACCTGATAGCGGAACGGATTGAAGAGGGAGAAACGCTTGAACTCCTGATCGTAGCCGCGCTGAATGCCGCGCCCCCACCACTCACCGTAGTGGTAGCCAGGACCGAGCAGCTCGATCAGCTTCTGCGCGTGAAGGTATGCCCACGCGCCGAAGCCCATGTTGTCGCCGCGACCGGGCAGCACCCACCGGTTGCGACTCCCGACGTAGAGCGGGTCGGGGTACATCGTCGCCTCGATGGCGTCGGGGATGAAGAGCACCCCGTTGGTGCCGTCGATCTTCTCGGTGATGACGATGTCGCGGTTGAGCCGCGCGATCTTGGGGAATGGGATGAACCCAGGCATGTCCATGTTATGCTCCCTTCTCGAAGGTCAGGGTCTCGCCGAGGAAGCGCATGCGCTGCATGCCCACGCGTCCGTCGCGGTTCTTCGCCACGTTCACTTCGATCTCTTCCGCTCCCGCCTCACGGTGCAGCAGCATCACGATGTCCGCGTCGTGCTCCAGCTCGCCCGACTCGCGAAGATCCGCGAGCTGCGGCCTCCACCGGGGCATGTCCCTCGGCGGACGGGACAGGGACGACAGGACGATGGCGGGGATGCCCGTCGTCAGTGTCAGGGTGCGGATCTCGGAGCTGATGTGCTCGACCAGCGCCCGCTTGTCGCCACGCGACTGCATCTCCATCGGCCCCCGCAGGAGCTGGAGGTAGTCCACGATGAGCAGGTTCAGCTCGCCCTTGAAGTCGGCGACCGCATCCTTGAGCTGATCCACCGACGAGAGGGTACTGATCCACAGCGGTAGCTCGACCAGCTTGGGCACCGCCGCCTCGATCTGCTTCCAGTCCAGCTCGTCGAGGTTCCCCGCCTTCAGCTTCGAGGCAGAGACGCAGCTCTGCTGGCACAGCATCCGCTTGAGCAGATTCTCCCTCGTCATCTCACGCGAGATGTAGAGCACGCTGCGTCCGGCCAAAGCCGAGCGCCGCGCGAGCTGCAGCGCGAGCGCAGTCTTGCCGACGCCAGGCCGCGCGCCGAGCAGGATGTACTCGCCCCGCTGCATCCCGCCGTCGAGCATGCCATCGAGGGTGTCGTCACCGGTTGGCTGAAGCCGCGCCACGCCCCGCTTCAGGCTGGCGATCAAACCAGGCATGAGGCCAGCGATGTCAGACGGGGGTGGCTCCGGCTCCGGCTCCCGCTTGGCGATGGACTCGACGCACTTCTGCACGTCCGCCTCGGGGAAGGGCGGCTCGCAACGCGCGGCCCAACCCAGGAGCAGCTCGTACGTGGCCTCAGCGGGGAGCCCCTTGCCCAGCAGGTAACCCGCCAGCCGCGTACACGTCACGTCGCGTCCGCCCTCGCCCACCCCGGCGAGCGCCTCGGTCAGCCAGTTCTGTCCCGCCTGCGGTGCGCTCACGGTCGGCGTCGCGCGTGAAAGCAAGGCGACCAGCGCAGGAGGCGCAGGCGGCAGCTCGGCGATGTTCTCCATCTCCGTGATCCACGCGTACGTCTTGCCGCTGGCGTGAATGCTGGGCGGTGCGACGACGAAGCCCACGCCCCTGATGTCCACCTTGGGGAGCAAGCCCACCTTGTCGGGGCTGCTGCCCGCGACGAAGAGATGCTTGCCCTTGCCGGTGGAACTGCACGGGGTATCGAAGTGGAAGTCCACGCCCGCCTCGCGCAGCGCGGCCTCACCCTCTGGTCCGTCCACGTCGACGGCGAACATGCCCCGCCCCAGCACGAGCCCGACGTTGGCGTCGGGTGTGCTGGTCCACCATTCCACGAGCTGCACGATGGTGGGCTGCGTCGTCTGAAAGTCCTTCCACGGTACGAGCGGGCGCTTGCCCTTGGGCTCGACCGGGATAGGGTGCAGCCCCTGGCCGTGATACTCCAGTGCTGCGTCGAGGAAGGTCTTCATCAGACCTTGAAGAACTTCTGCTTGAGGGCCAGCTCTTGCCCGCGCCCGATGATCTCGGCGTACGTCTCGGCAGCTTCGGCCAGCTCACCATCGGAGAGCAGATCGAAGAACTTGTAGCCCAGGTCCGCCAGCACGTCGTCGTCTGGCGTTCCCTTTGAAACGACCAGACGCGGCTGCACTGACGCGCGTGCCTCGGCCACGGCGCACGACTTGAAGTCCGACGCCAGGTCCAGCTCATTCGGCTTCACGAACCCACGCTTGAGGATGCGCGGCAACGCGCGCAGCCAGTAGTCCGGTGACGGCAGCTTGTGCAGCTTACGCTTCGCCATGTTGGTCTCCCTTTGCCGCGAGTGCGGCTACGATCTTTTGAGCCTGCTCGGACCCGAGCCCGCACGCCATGCAGGAGTACGTCACTGGGATGCCGCGATACCCGCCCATCTTCTGCCACGCGTCGGTGTTGCACTTGGGGCAGGGCGCGATGGAGTAACTAGCCACGCGGCACCTCGGTCAGCTTCGCCTTGTCTTTGCGCCACGCGCGCACCTGGGCGGCGAGCTGCACGCCCTTCATGCCTTGCACCAGATCCGTCCAGTAGAGGGAGCACTTCCCCTCCCCAGCCGGGAGGTGGATGACGACACCGCGCTCCGTACTCACGCCCAGCACCGAGCGCGCCCCCGTCTTGGGGTCGTACCTCTTGCTGTTCGCGTACACAGTGAGCTGCATCGCGATCTTCGCGGTGTCATAGTCTATGTTGCCGGTCTTCAGGTCGGCGACGTATGCGCCGCCGTCGATCTCCAGCACGCGGTCGAACGTCCCGCCCACCTTCAGCTCGTCGTGGACCACGAACACCTCGATGTCCCGCTTGACGATGCCCGCCGTCGCGCCGAGGTACGCGAAGATGTCCGGCGCGTGCGACTCCGGGAGCTGCGGCCTCTCGCCCCGGTCCCACCTCTCGGTCAGCTCATGCAGCGCCGTGCCGATGGTCGCCTGCATCGAAGACCCTGCTGCCTCCAGCGCGGCCTCGGCCACGTCGTTCAGCGTGTCCTTGTCCAGCGTCGAGCCCGCGCGCAGGACTAGATCGGGGCGCTTGCTCATGCCGATGGCGACCATGCGCTGCTTCCAGGCTTCGAGCTGGTACCGATCCGAGAGCATGTCGATGAACGTGGTACACCGCTGGTACGCGACCGGCTTACCGCCACCCACCGGGATGATGAGCGGACGACCAAAGCCGTCGCGCTCCACCTCGGTGGCGTGCCCGACGACTGCCGCCTCCGACTTCGCTTTGGTCGTCCGCCGTGCCATGCGCCTAGCTCCTGTCCCGCAGCACGTACGCTACGGTGCCCCGCGACACGTCGTCGCCCTTGAGGCGCATCGTCGCGATGAGGTGTCCATCTTCGCGCAGCTCGTGGATGCGCGCCGAGTAGCGATACCCGATGCGCTGGTTCAGCTCGTGGTTCGTCGCCACGATGTCCCGCTTGAGCAGCGCCAGGAGCGCCGCCTTCTGCGACTCGCGCGCGGCCACTAGAACGCTACCCCCTGCGCGATGAGCGTCTTCAGCATGCGGTCGGCCGGGTCGCCCTCCATGGACGCGATGGCGTCGGCGATGGCGTTGCCTGCCGCTGCGCCCTTGGCTTCGATCAGCTTCCCCTTCAGGTACTCGAAGGTGGGCTTGCTGCCCTGCTGCGGCGCCGGAGCCGCCTGCTGCTGGGGCTGCTGCTGCGGCGCCGGAGCCGCCTGCTGCGGCTGCTGCACCTGCCCGTCTTCCAGCCACGGCGTGGTCTCGAAGTTGTGGTACTCCTGCCCGGCCGAGCCGCGTTCCTTGCCGAGGTACAAGATGCGGACCCGCTGGCCGATCTTGATCTCGGCGAGCTGGCGCTCCAGCACCGTCTTCACGCCCACGGTCACCATCGTGCCGTCCATCTTGCGGATGTCGGCCAGCTTCCCCTCTTTGTACTGGCCCCTGGCCGGGGTCGTGCGGATGGCGACCAGCACACCGTCCACCTCCTGGCCGGTGGCCGTCCACTTCAGGATCGGTCCGCCCGCATTCCCTGCGATCTTCTGTCCCCAGCCCATGGTGTCTCCCTTTGAGTGTAGAGTTTTTAGCATGCGGGCTGGTTGGTACAGGTCCAGTCCCGCTGAAACCTGGGGCTCTCTGTTCAGGCCCGTCACTGCTATACGCCGCGAAGGCAATAAAAAACCCCCGAGCCGTGTGGGCCTCGGGGGTCGGAACTACTCAACATCTGGCCCGTACAGGGCGCGATCCAGGTCCAGCGCCGTACCCATAGGCGTCTCGCGCCGGGACCGTTCACCGTCCCGCTTCCGATTCTTCACCGCGCCGGGTCCGGCCAACGCATGACGCGCATAGTCCACTGCCCGCCGAATGAACATGGCCGGAGTGATGGCGCTCCGTTGCTCCAGGTTGGACAGGAACTCAACCGAGGCTTTCTGCACGGCGTCTTCTGCTACGTCGCGCGCGCCTCCCACTGCGGCGGCAGCGACCGCCACCGCCTTCTCGTACTGCTCCGTGTAGAGCTGCTCGAACTCCTCGCGGATCACGGCCTACCGTACCTTTCCGCCGCCTGCGCGACAGTGAGTGTTTGCGGGCGCAGCTCCGGGTGCGGGTCCGTGACGTGAACGCCACCGACCTTCAGGTGTTCATTCAGCTCGTGCGTCTCCGCGCCGAGCAAAAACACGCGCACCCATTCGATGACGCTGGCGCGGTCCATCCCCTCCAAGACGCCAGGGCCGATAGTCTGCTCGTTGATGATCGGACCCACTTCGCGCGTCAATGGGTCGGGCTCATTGTGCGACGTGGTAAGCCGGACCATGCCAGGGTACCCGTAGTACGCGCCCTCCTCGGCATGCAGATCCCACCCCGGCTTGTAGGACATCGAATCCACCAGCTTGACGAAATCCGTTGGCTTCATGAGGGCACCTCCTCGTGGTCCTTGTCCCACTCTCGCGCGTCTCTCGCGCAGAGGTAGATGGGCGTTGGTTTGTCCTGCTCGTTGCGCGCAAGGCGCATCGTACACTTCCGTACCTCTCCGCACTCGTGGCACTTCATGCTAGGCATCGCGGCCACCCGCGCGCCAGACGGCGAGCAGCCCCGCCAGGATCAGCAGAACCGCCGCCGTCATGCCCAGTGCTACCAGGATGCTGACGTACATCTCGGCCATGGTGTTCTCCTCACGCCCTCGGCGGGCACAATAGGTCGACGTTCCCGTGCGGATAGATGCACGGCCCCCACTTGGGGATCTCCAGCACGCGCCCGTCGAGCCTGACGGCGGGCTGCGTTGCCTGCGGACGCGGGGCCACGGTCGAGCACGCGCTCAGCGCGAACCCTACTAGCAGCGCCCAGGCCAGAAGTCGCTTGTTCATGGTTCGCCTCCAGGGGCGAGGGGCCGTCCGGCCCCATCCGCCCCGACTAAGGTGAGCTGCGCTACTTGTCGCCGAGCCCGAAGGCGCGGCCCAGGCCGGTCAGCACCCGGAACTGCGACGCGGGCGCGAGCGCCTTGACGGCGCGCGTGGCCGCATTGTGCAGCCCCCACGCCGTGCGCGGCGCGGAGTCTTCGTAGCCGAGGGTCTCGGCCTTGAAGTAGTTGGTCGCCGCCTCGTCGAAAATGCTGACAGGCAGCACGCCCTGGTAGCGCAGATCGAACAGCGCCACCTTGGCTTCGTCATCGGTCAGGGGCCGGGCCTCAGCGTCCACGATGGACGCCTCGAACCGCGCGGCAGCTCCGAGCCACCGTTGCAGCCCCTCGCGCAGCAGCGCCCGCAGGTGCAGGCCACGACTGTGCTTGTGGAGTGCGACCTTCTCACCCGACAGGGCGAGGTTGTCGCAGACGAAGACGCGGGCACCGCCCACGAGCTGGACGGCGAGCGCCTTGTCATTGGAGTGCCTGAAGCCCAGCGCCATGGCGCGCCCACGCGGGAGCCCGCCACCCTGCGACAGGTCGAGCGCGCCGAAGAGGGCGAGCCCGTTCTTGCTCACGGCGAGCTGCTCGCGCTCGATGCCCAGGTCGATGCGGCCCAGCTCCTCGCCGAGCGTCGACACCAGCTCGCCGTGGGGGATGGGTCGCCACGTGGAGCTGCCTACGGGCGTGGGGAATTGCGCGAGCTGCTCACGCGTCACGACGCGACTCTGCTTGCTGATGAGCTGCGCGGTCTCGATGCGGTTCATGGTTAAGCCTCCCTCAGCTTGGGGAACAACCTGCGTAGGTCGCTCCACCGGTTTAGGACGGAGCGTCGGTCAGTGTACCCGGCGCTCGTGGCAGGCAGGGTGAAAACCTTGCCGTTTGGTAGACGCCACTGCTCATGCCCACCTTTCTGCCGCACCGGGGTCGCGCCCAGCCCCCGTAGGAGCTGGGCGAAGTCCCCGTACGACCGAGGCGCGTTCACGGGCGCACGCCCAGCTCACGCGTGAACGCCTCGTGATAGGCGTCCTGCAGCGCGCGCCGAGCGGCCCGGTCCAGGCGCACATCGCCGTAGACCGCCTCGTCATTGTTCTTTTCGATGTCGCGGTACTCGCCCAGCTCAGCCGCCTCCGCCGCCTCACGACCAGCGGCCTCGGCGTTCTTCAGCATGATGACTTCTAGGCTCCTCATGGCTATGCCTCCCCTCCCTCGTCTGGGGTGAAGTACCCCGCCAGCTCGGACCGTTCGTCGTTCCCCTGCAGGACGATGGCCGGATGCCAGTCGGGCAGGCTCGATGCGCGCACGGCGCCGATAGCGTCAAGCGCGCGCTGTTCCTCGTCCTGCGCGAGCTGCGCCTCCGCCTCTCGCTTGTCTACGGGACCGCCAAAGTAAGGGTTCATGAACGGATCTCCTGTCCTACGCGCTGAATGTCAGCGGCCAGAGGTGAGCGGCTGAAGGGCATGCCGCAGTAGCGGCACCGATAGTGCGTCAACCATCCGAGACGGCCCAGAAAGGCCTCCGCCTCGTCCTGCTCCTGCCCGCAAGCGGGGCAGGTGACCAGCTCTACATCGTCGTGGTCGTGGTTCATTGTGTCATCCTTTCTGGAAGCGATTGACGCGGGCGACAATCGCCGCGCGCTGCTCCATCGTCATCGTATCATGCCCGCCCCCAGCCGGGTGCGCTGGGCATGTATCCCAGCGCTCCCGGACAGGGATGGTGCCGCCGCAGTACACGCACTTCACGACTACACTCCATGCGTGCGCGAGCGCCACTCGCAGGCGATCTCGCTGTTTTCGATGCCGGACACCGCCACCCGGATATAGCTAGGCCGCGCGCCGTACACCGAGCACTGCTTGCGGAAGTCGTCGCACGCCCGGCTGGCGATCTCCTCGCAGGAGCGGAACGTCCGCACCCGACTGTACGTCTTCACGAAGTAAGCCGGAATGTCATTGTTGTCGACGAGCCACCCCTGCGGGCAGTCGATCTCCCGCCCGATGATGGTCACGTCGTAGGTGAGCTGCTTCTCACCGTGGTAGCCACACTGCGCCTTGCTGTTGCCGCTCCATTCCACCGTGAAAGCGCCGGAGCGCCGGATGGTGAGCGTCTTGTCCTGGTCTCTCTGTCGGTCCAGTCTCATGATGCGGCCTCCAGCCCGCCCTCAAGGCGGGCCGTCGTGGGGTTGAAGGGGGCCGTCTTCACGTGGAAGACGTGGCCGGGGAAGAAGTAGCCGTGGCAGATGGGGCAAAAGTGTGTCGCCCCGATGCTCTGGAGGTACTGCGCGAATGACAGGGTCTTTCGCGGCTTGCGCGTCGTCTTCATGGTGGATCTCCTCTCAGGTTGGTTTGGTGAGTCTATCGCGCGCCGCCTCCTGCCCCCCTTGGTCCCGAGGCTCACCCCTTACGGGGCTCCTGGGCGGCGGGGCCGGGCACCCCTATGGTGGCGGGGCTTCCACGGCGCGCTGAGCTGGCTTCCGACCTATGTAGTCGCTGGCGGCGAGGGGCTCGATGGCTGGGGGGCCGCTTCCGCCCCCGCCCATCCTGTTCCCCTTCCTACTCCACCCGCCCCGGACGGCATCGCGTCTGCCTGCGCCTTCTCACCGGGTCCGTCTCGCTGCCTGCCTTCACCCTATGGAAAATCGGCGTGCTGTAAGTACTTGATTGACGCAGCGCTCAACAGGGCCTAAACGCCTGCCATTGCTGGCCGAAAGGGCTGGATTCGTACCTGAATATTTTCGTCGCAGTGAGTCATAGCCAACTACATGAGATCATTGAGCTAAATTATTTTCGGTCGTCAGCCGTTGAGTATTTCAGCCAGTTTCAGCGCAGGCCGCGACCAGGGCGCGCGCCGCCCCGATACGATTGTGGGGTGGCTCGCGGCGTATAGGAGTGAAGGGGGCTCGTTACCCTCTCTCATCGCACGCGCGCGCGTCTGCGGCTCTCCTGGCCCACTATAGGCCGGGAGAGCCCCCTCCTTCTATGCCCCAGGACTGTCTACTCGTCTGCTCGCGCGCGGCTTCTGCTTCTAAGCCTTAAGGATCAAGGGCTTAGGGCCATGGCGCGAAGCGCCCCTTGAGCATAGGGGCATAAGGGCGGCTTCGCCGCCTGATGCTCTAGGGAAATCAAGTAGATAGCCCTCACCTTGGTGCCTCTAACCCTCAGCTCTGAGCTGGTAGCATACAGCTCGCGGGGCGCAGAGGCACTCTGCAGCGAACTTAAGCACTTAGGGGGCATATGGCTCGACCGCGTAAGGCAGATCTGGTGAAGCAGCTAGGCCCACTTGGGGGCGCGAGTGCGCGGCTCCAACTACTTGAAAGGGCTGGGCTTACGCCTGAGTCCAAGGCGGACATCCTACGTTCGTTCATCGAACAGGCTCGCCGCGCCATGGAGAGCGCTATGTTCGCGCTGGCCCCCGATCAGCCTGACTGGAATGCACGGCTACGGGCTGGCGCCCAGCTCGTGCAGCTCATCGAGGCACTGCCGCCCAGGTCCGCGAGCGCAGCAGCCCACGGGCCGCAAGTCGTTGTCGTTAATGAGATCCCTGCGTGGGCTCGTGATCCCCAGCAGGCCAAGGCCGTAGTAGTCGAGGCTGGGCCAGGGACCAGGGCGCTCGAAGCCGGTGGCAGCGGTTTCCAGAAAAGTGGACCCCCCCACCCCCCAAAAGTTGAGCCCCGGCCTTGATAGTGGGGACTTCTTCACCCATTTGTACCAGAATCCGAGGGGGTAAGGACCGAGACGTGCGACCAACGAACGCCGCGCGCTACTGCCCCTGCTGCTGGCTGAACGAGCCCCACCGCACCGAGCGCAGGGCCGCGAAGGAAGAGATCCGCGTCTGGGTCAACCTGCGCTGGGTCGAAAGCCAGCGCGCCGAGACGGGCACCGTCCACGTACCATACGACGAATCCGAGGGGCCATGAGCCTCCCGGCACACCCCAGCTTACGGCTGGGTCACACGGGCAGACGTTGAAGCCTGTGGGCCGCGCGATGTACCGACCGGCCGCTTGAAGCCCCGCGAAGGGGCATGGAGATGCAGATGGCCCGCTGGAACGACGACGAGCAGGACGAGAAGGTGGAGCGTGTGATGGAGTGCCCGTCCCCCGACTTCGAGGGGATGGCGAAGCTGGTGGAGCAGATCTTCAAGATCCCGCAGGTGCCCGGTCCCAAGGGCGACGCGGGTGAGAAGGGCGAGAAGGGCGACAAGGGCGATCCCGGTGAGAAGGGCGAGAAGGGCGATGCCGGGATCAACGGCGTCGACGGACTCCCCGGCACCAACGGCACGAACGGTGCCGATGGCATCAACGGCACGAACGGCACCAACGGCGCGGACAGCGTCGTGCCCGGTCCCAAGGGCGATGCCGGAGAGAAGGGCGACAAGGGCGACGCTGGCGAGGATGGCGTGGACGGGGTGGACGGCGAGGATGCCGACCCGGCCGTGACGGATGCGCTGCGGGCCGAGCTGGACGCTCTCGTGGCGCGGGTGACCGCGCTGGAGCAGGCGTAGTTCACAAGCAACCAAGCGGGGCGGTGGGGCTGCATCCAATCCCCACCGCTCCGCAGCAGTTCCCGAGAGGAGAACACATGATCGACTTCATCAAGGCGCACTACGGCAAGGGCGTCGCCGCGCTGGTCGCCTGGGTCGCCGAGGCGAAGCTGGGCCTCAGCGAGTACGTCAACCAGATCCTCGCCGTCATCGGCATCGGGGGCTGATCGTGGCCTCCAAGAAGCGCAAGGGCGGCAACAAGAAGAAGGGGGGCTACTGATGCCCCGCACCGCGTACCTCGCCGACAAGGAGATCGAAGAGCGTCTGTTCTGCGAGGCCGACATCGAGCTGTACTCCGCCGCACAGGTGACCGATCTCGTCGCAGCGGACTTCATCGAGTTCGCGGACGCCGACGCCGAGTTCTACCTCGTCATCGCAGGCTGATCGTTCATGGTGGCCGTGATGTAAGCGGCAGCATTCCAGCCTGTGACGCTGGACGTTCGGGTTCGAGCCCCGACAGCCACCCCAACCACAACCCGGCCAGATCTGCCCCGCTTGGCCTGGGGCGCGAGAGCGTCCCACATGGCGATGGACGACATCGACAGCGGAGACCTGACGTACTCCGACCCGGAGTGCCCCGAGTGCGTTCATCCGCACGGAGGACAACACAACCACTGGAGGAAGACATGCACTGGTCGTTCGGTCTCCGCAAGCCACAAGTCGCAGCGCCCCGGCACTTCTCGTACCGGCCCGCTCACCGCGTGACCCTGCAGGAACACGGCCCCGGCGTCCCGTCCGGGTTCGTCTTTGAAATCCCGTTCGAGATTCCGACCAGCATCGGGAGCGCCTGCCGCGAAGGCGTCGCGCCGCGCGGGTGGATCGTCTTCCCCATCCAGCACTCACGCTCATGACGCCCGAGGCGCGGGCCAAGGCCATCGCGGAGCTGGAAGATCGGGAACTGAAGCCGCCGCAGCTCCGTCTCACTCCCGAAGAGATCGAGCAGCTCGAAGCTGAGAAGCGTGCGCTGACGGACGGCTTCGTGAAGCCACGGTCGGACGCCGGGCGCATCAGCGGCGAAGGCACCGCCATCGACGCGGGGCCGACGCTGGCGCGGCCCCTCAAGGAAGTGGTGGAGTCGAACATCCGCACCCTCGAAGCCACCGACCGCCTGCTGGCCCCGGCGCGCGACCGTCAGGCCCCGCGTCCGCTGGGCGATGTGGACACCGACGTTCTGGCCCGGCTGCTGACGGCGGCGAAGGAATCCTCGAAGCGCGCCGCCGCGCTCCGGCACCAAGCGGCGAACGCCGAAGCCGACGCGCGCGAAACGCGTCAGGCGCTCGACGAATACATGGACGAGTGCGGGCTCCGGTGATGTGCGGCCTCTGCGGCGCGAAGTACAACAACGTCGGTGACATCGACCATTTCGACTGGTGTCCTTGCGCGTGAACTACCGCATCGTCGAGCTGGACTGCTGGTGCGGGCGACACCTGATCTGTACGTACGCGGCGTGCGATCCTGACCCGTCGTTCACCTGCGCGCAGTGCTCGCGCGTGTATCGGGTCATCTCGTCCTTCACCGCCGAGTGGCCGACGTTCGAGCTGGTGTCGCGGTGAGTTTCAACCCGCGTTCGTACCAGCTCCCGTTCCTGCACACCTTCGCACCGCTGCTGACCGACTGGCGGAACGCGACGGTGCGCCGCGCCATCATGGTGTGGCACCGCCGCGCAGGCAAGGACATGACGGCGCTGAACTTCGTCGAGGCCGCGATGCGGCACCGGAGCGGCGTCTACTACCACTTCCTGCCGACGTACACGCAGGCGAAGAAGATCATCTGGGACGGCAAGGACAAAGAGGGTCGTCCCTTCCTGGCGAACTTCAACAGCCAGTTTTTCGACGGCGACCCGCACCAGACCGAGCTGAAGATCAAGTACCGGCCGACGCCGCAGGCGCCACACGGTTCGATCTACCAGCTCATCGGCGGAGACCAGATCGACACCATCGTGGGCACGAACCCGGTGGGCGTGATCTTCTCCGAGTACCCGCTGATGTCGCCGCGTGCGTGGGATCTGGTCCGTCCGATCCTCCGCGAGAACGGCGGGTGGGCGATCTTCATCTTCACCCCTCGCGGTAAGAATCACGCGTTCGATCTGTGGGACGGCGTCAAGGACGACCCCGAGTGGTTCCGGTCGCTTCTCACGATCAAGAACACGCGCCGCGACGCCGAGGGCGAAGACGGCTCGCCGGTCATGACGGATGCCGACGTACAGTCGGAGATCCGCGCCGGGATGTCGCGCGAGCTGGCGAACCAGGAGTTCTACTGCTCGTTCGAGGGCGCGCTCGAAGGCGCGTACTACGCGGACCAGATGCTGGACGCGGAAACCGAGCACCGCATCGACAGCGTCCCGTGGATCAAAGGGCTCCCCGTCGACACCGCCTGGGACTTAGGCCTCGACGACGAGACCGCCATCTGGTTCACGCAGACGGTCAGCTCGACCAAGCTGCACGTCATCGACTACGTCGAGAGCGACAACACGAGCCTGACGAAGTGGCTGGAGTACCTCTCGCGTCTGCCGTACTTCTACGGGCGGCACTACGCACCGTTCGACATGGAGGTGCGGAACTACGAGACGGGGCAGACCCGTACGCAGTTCGCCGCGACGAAGGGCGTCTACTTCGAGGTGATGCCGAAGCTGGCGGTCGAGGACGGTGTCGACGCCGCCCGCCGCCTCTTCCCGTACTGCTGGTTCGACAAGGAGAAGTGCCACGCTGGTCTCAGCGCGCTGCGCTCGTACCACCGCGCGCGGGACGAGAAGCTGGGTACCTTCAAGCCGACGCCGGTTCACGACTGGGCCTCTCACGGCGCGGACGCCTGGCGGCAACGCGCGGTCGCATGGCGCGGCGAGCTGGGCAACATGCCGCAGCCCGTTGCAGGCGGGCGAGCCTGGATGAACCGCAACGAGAAGAACCAGCCGCACGTCGATTGGAAGCGCGACGGCGGACGCCGCGCCGAGATCGAAACGAGCGAGAACGTCGACATCGAGTGGGGGGACTCCTGGTGGGGAAAGACGGAATGAAAGCCAGTGATCGGATGATCGACCACATCAGCGCGCGGGCCGCAGTCGAGCGCCACGCCGCGCAGTCCGAAGACCGCAACCTCGACGCCGTACGTGGGCGCGCGCTGGACCGTGCCGACCGTCGTGAGTGGTCGCAGAAGAAGTTCGCAGTCGGCGGCGAGTTCCGCTGGCAGGAGACGGTGTCCCAACCGAAGCAGCACGGGCGTCGACGCTTCGTCTACGACCCCGCATCCGACCGCGTGGTCGAGATCAACTGAGGAGAGTACGATGGAAAAGACGTTCGAGATGAAGATCGACACCGTCGACGCCGACACGGTGACCCTGATCCGCAACCCCCGGTACGGCATCGTAAACGCGGTGGCCGAGAGCCCCGACCTGACCAACATCGTGATCGAGTACGGCACCGCGCGCGACGAGGAGCTGTTCCCCCTCGACGACGGCGAGTACACCATCACCATTCGGAAGAAGTAGGAGCGCGCCATGGCCGGAGCGATCAACCATCGGTTCGACAGCCCCGTTCCCGACGAGGGCGTGGCCGAGGAAGTTGGCCCCAACGAGTGGGACGATTCCCTCGTCGTCTCCGAAGGCGCGGACGGGCAGGCCTTCGTCCGTCGCACCTCGGCCACCGATGGCTGGGAGCTGATCTACCTCGGCGCGCCGCTCGCCTTCATCAACGCCACCCAAGCGGCGAACAGCGGGACGGGCCTCACCGACCTGCACGCGTTCACCTTCCCGCTCGATCACTTCAACGCGAACAAGCGGGCGGTGCGCTACAAGTTCACCGGCTCCTTCGCGGCGAACGCGAACGTCAAGACCCTGAACTTCGTTTGGGGTGGGGGCGCGGCCATCGTGCTGAACCCCGTGACCGGCTCGCCCAACGGCGTCCGGTTCGATGTGGAGATCCTGGTCATCCGCACCGGAGTCGACGCGCAGGACATCTACATCAAGTCTCTCGTCGGCCTTGCGGCGTACGATCTCGTCTCGAAGACCAGCCGGACGGAAGACGACGGTGCGGCCATCATCGGCAAGATCACGGGCCAGAGCGGCACGGCCAGCAACGACATCCTCCTCGACTGCACCACGGTCGAGTACCTGAACTAAGGGAGCCCTCATGGCGAACGTAGTCAACACACCGGGCGTCCTCACGCTCGACACCGCAGCGATCATCAGCGCGACGCTACCGTTCCACATCACCCAGATCGTGTACGCCGCGCCTGCCGCTGCCGTGGGCGCATGCACGCTGGAAGACGGCGAGGGTCGGCTGATCGCGACGCTGCGTGCGCCCGTGAGCGGGCTTGCGGTGGTGAACTTCGGGCACGAGGGCAAGAAGTTCGTCGGCCTGGAGCTGGCGACCATCACCGCCTCCAGCAACCTGACCATCTACTGCAAGGACTAGCCGGATGGCTGGCCTCTCGACGTACACGATCAACCGCATCCGGGATCACCTCTACCGGACGGCCACGATGTCCAAGGTCACCACGCTGTGGATCTCGCTGCACACGGGCGACCCCGGCCTCACCGGTCTGAACGAGGTGACGGAGGCGTGGTACGGTCGCATCCAGCGCGACGCGGGTGACGCCAACTGGGACGACGCCGTCGACGGTGAGGCGGGGAACATCGCAGCCGTCGTGTTCGGCTCGCCGACCGGCATGGGCGGATCGCTGATCGTGACGCACGTCGGAGTCTGGGAAGCCGAGACTGTGGGAAACTTCGTCCAGGGCGGCGCCCTCGACAACCCGAAGACGATCAACAACGGCGACGCTCCGCCTGAGTTCACGGCGTTGGAGCTGCGCGCGGCGTTCGAGTAGCATGGCGGACTGGAACTACATCGGCAACAGTCGGGTCACCGACGACGGCGGAGGCGCGTCACGCAAGAACGTCGACACCGGCTCCGCCAACACCAAGACGGCGTGGGTGGAGATGACCGCATCTCTGCCGCATACGATCTGCGGCATCCTTGCGGAACTTCAGAATGCGCCGGGCGAGTATCAGGTGCTCGACATCGGGGTCGGTGCGGCCGGATCAGAAGTGGTTGTGGTCCCTGATGTACGGGCGTCCAATTCGCTCTCTGGCGTTCACGCCAACCTGGGGCTCTACATCCCTCTGTCGCTCCCGGCAGGATCGAGGGTCGTATGCCGCTCGCAGGGATCTGCCGGTGGCGCATTCATGCGGGTGAAGTTCCAGTACCTCGGAGATGCGTGGGCGGGTATCCAGGCTCCGAGTCGATACGAGAACTGGGGCTTCAACTCGGGCACCACGAAGGGCACGCAGTTCACCACCGGGTCAGGATCGAAGGGCGCGTGGGTGCAGCTAGTCGCGGCCAGCGCGTTCACCACGAAGTGGATGAACATCTACCTGGTCGGCGACACGGCTCCAGCAGACTTCTTCATCGACATCGGCATCGGAGCGGCGGCGTCAGAGATCGTGCTCTTCTCGGATCTGGCGTACACCGTCGAGAACCTGGCGCAGCACATCGGTCCATTCCCGTTCTCGATCCCGGCAGGGACTCGTGTAGCGGTGCGTGGTCAAGCGGGCGGACAGACCAACACATGCCACATCTTGGTGGGAGGCTAGCATGGCGCTCGCGCTCGACAAAGCAAACGGCACCGAGACGGCCACCGCTGGCGGGACCGAAGACACCATCGTCACGGACACCGATCCAGGGATCTACGTCCTGGTCGTGGACATCCAGAACCTCGTGAACGGTGAGAGCGTCGAGTTCCGCGCGTACACCAAGGTGCTGACGGGGGACGCCGAGGAGTGCGTGTACGAGCAGTCGTACTCCCACAAGCCCGGCGACGGCGCGGGCGTCGGCTCCGCCGCGAAGGGGCCGGTGATCGTGAAGAGCCCGCCCATCGAGAGTCCGTTCTCGGTCACCTTCACGGTGCGCCAGATCAACGGCACGGGTCGCGCCTTCAAGTGGAGGCTCGACCAGCTTGCCTAGTTGGAGCTACCGGAACCTCTTCGAGTGGTTGGCGGGCGGCGACGACCGCTTCCGCGCCACGATGACAGGCGAAGGGTTCTTCACGGGCGACCTGAAGCCGTTCATCATCTCGATGGCGGCGACGATGGTTGGCGAGGGGACACTCTCCGGCGACCTACTCACGCTCATCCTGCTCGTGGCACTCATGCAGGGCGAGGGCTTCCTGACCGGCGACCTGAAGGTCGCGCGCTTCATGGGACGGCTCACGACGTGCGGCGATCCGCTCACCACCTTCCGCCAGGACTGGATTCCTGGTAACGAGGCACTGCCCGAATGATCGGTGACGTGACGACTGCGGAGATTGAGGCCGTATTCTCCGCATCGTCTGCGGCGAACCCGAAGCACGCGAAAGAGCCCGTCGTCATCCCCTGGCGGGAAGAGGGCGTGATCGTCGGCCTCGCGATGGGCTTCATCGAAGTGTGGCCCGAAGCGCCTGGCAAGACCGCGTACCTCGACTGCATCATCGTGCTGCCGACAGCACGCCGGAAGCTGGAAGTGATGAACCTGTTCCCCGACTACATCGCGGAGATCCTGCGCGAGCGCGGGGACATCGAGCGCATCGCGCTCTGCATCGGACACGCCGACACGCGCCACGACCGCCTGGAGAAGTGGGCACTCAGTCGCGGCTACAAGAAGTACGGCACCACGGGGAGCCGAGACTGGTACGCACTGAACCTCAAGGAGAGCACGTCATGAAGAGCGGCGGAGCGGAGCGCCCGGCGATTCAGCAGACCGAGATGCCGGTGGAGAAGGACAAGAGCACCCAGGACAAGACCGCAGCGCGCCTGACGAAGGCCCGCTACCAGAAGGGATTCATGTCTACGATGCAGTCCGACCGGTCCGGCCTCGGGCAGGCGGGCGGCGGCATCGCAACGGGCGGCTCGCCGACCGGCAGCGTCGAGAAGCTGGGCTAGTCTCGTGGCGGACGCCCTCGCTGTAGCCCACACGAGGCGGTGGCAGTCGCTGTACACCGACCTGAACCTGTGGCTCCCGACGTGGCAGGACATCACCGAGCTGTGCCTCCCCCGCAAGTCCAACATCACGCTGAACCGGACGCCGGGGCGGACGCAGACGGAGCGGATGACCGATGCCACCGCCGCCCACGCCATCGAGCTGCTCTCCGCTTCGATGCAGGGCTCGCTCACCTCGGGAAGCGTCCGCTGGTTCTACTACCGCATCCGTGGGCTCGCGTACGGGCAGGACACCGCGACCGATCAGTGGCTGGAGATCGCCAGCAACATGTCGTACGACGAGCTGAAGCAGTCCAACTTCAACTCGGAGGCGCACGAGTTCTACACCGATCTCGCCAGCGTGGGCACCGCCGCGATGTTCATCGAGCGGAAAGACCCGCGCCCCGGTCAGCCGTGGCAGGGCGTCCGCTTCAAGACGCTGCCGCCAGGCACGTTCGCCATCGACGAGAACGAGGAAGGCGTCGTTGATACGCTGTACTACAAGTACCGGCTGACGGCCCGGCAGGCGGCGGAGAAGTTCACGCTCGCGAAACTGCCGGACATCATGCGTCGACACCTTCTCGCCGGGCAAGAGCCGGACCGGATGTTCGACTTCATCAACGCGATCTACCCGCGCAAGGACAAGTGGGCGGACGCGCGTGGGTCGCAGATCACCTCGAAGGCGTGGGCTTCGCTGCACTTCTCGCTCGACGAGCCCACCGTCCTGAAGGAAGGCGGCTACGAGGAGTTCCCCTTCGCCGTGGGCCGCTGGACGAAGTCGTCCGACGAGAAGTACGGGCGCTCCCCGGCCTTCACCGTCCTGGCCGACGTGAAGACGCTGAACAAGCTGGTCGAGCTGAAGCTGCGCGCCCTCGCCAACAAGGTGCTCCCGCCGATGAAGCAGCGGGACAACGGCGTACTCGGCAGCATCAAGCTGTACCCCGGTGGCGGCACCATCGTGCGCGACATGGACGCGGTGCAGCCGCTCTTCACAGACCAGGGCGGAGTCGAGGCGGGGATGCTGCAGGAAGACCGCCTCCAGACCGCGATCAAGCGCGGGTTCTTCGCCGACCAGCTCCAGCTCCAGGACGGCCCGCAGATGACCGCGTACGAGGTGCAGGTACGCTACGAGCTGATGCAGCGCATCCTCGGCCCGACGCTCGGGCGGCTCGAAGTCGAGTTCCTGGAGCCCGTCATCACCCGCGTGTACCGGATGCAGGAGCGCGCGAAGCGCCTGCCCGAGCCCACCGCGTGGATGCAGAAGCAGAACGCCAAGTTCGACGTAGAGTACGAAGGCCCCCTGCAGCGGGCTCAGCGCCTGGGCGACGTGGTGTCGACGCAGCGCTTCCTCCAGGTGGCGATCCCGCTGGCCGAGCTGGACGACGAAGTGGTCGACAACCTCGACAGCGACAAGCTGTTCCGCCTCCTCGGCCGCGACACGGGCGCGAGCCCCACGATCTTCCGCAGCGAGAAGGACCGCGACGAACGGCGCGCCACACGTCGCGCGCAGCTCGCCGACCAGAACGCAAAGATGCAGCAGGCCGAGCAGATGAAGGCGATGGGCCAGGGCGCCCCGGCGCTGAAGGCCATCGTCGAGGCGCAGGCGGCGGGCATCCTTCCCCAAGGCGGGGCGACCGGCCAAGGGCCAGTGACAGGAGGCGTTGACCGGTGAGGAAGACGACCACGCGGACGCCGAAGGACAAGGACGACGCGCACAAGCTGAACCTCGAAGCGTACGTCAGCCTCTTCCACAACACCCCGAGCGGTCGGCAGATCTTGGCCGACCTGAAGGCCAGCCTGGACCGTCCGACGTACCGGCCGGGCATGAGCCCCAACGACACGCTGTGGCTCGAAGGTCGCCGCTCCGTCTACCTCGACATCATCGCCTCCGTAGGCGCGGGTGAAGAGCTGATCGAGTCCGGTGGCGAAGAGCAGCAGGAACCCGAGACGGAGGCCCCCGCTGTCGTCGAAGGCGGCGCGCTCACTACCCCGCTCGACTAGCACGCATCTCACCTGCACGAAGAGGAGAATCTGACCCGCTATGGCGGACAATCAAGACCCCAACGAAGGCAACACGCCCGACCCCGCAGCCGCAGCCGCCGAAGCCGCAGCGAAGCTGGCCGCAGGTGAGACACCCGCTCCCGACGCTCGCGCGTGGGTGCCGGAGAAGCTGAAGGGACACAAGTCCCTGGAGAAGTTCAAGACCAGCGAGGATGCCCTCAACGGCTACCTCAACCTGGAGAGCGCGTACGGCAAGAAGTTCGAGGAGAACCTGAAGGACGACGCCCCCGCCGAAGTCAAGGCGCGCGTGGCGGCGGCTCTCGGCGTCCCCGAGTCGGCCGACGCGTACGAGTTCGCCGAGGCCCCCAAGGACAAGGACGGCAAGCCGCAGCTCACGCTCGACGAGACGGTCGCCAAGTCCTTCAAGGAAGTCGCCCACAAGGCGCGGCTCTCGAAGTCGCAGGTGAAGGCACTCTCCGAGTGGCAGATCAACCTGGAGCTGGGCCGCTCGACCGTGCAGTCGCAGGAGCGCAAGCAGGCCGAGACGAAAGGTATGGAAGAGCTGAACGCCGATTGGGGCGCGGCGGCTCCTCGCAACATCGCACTGGTGCAACAGGTCGTTCACGAAGTGGCGGGCGCGGAAGTCGCGGCCTACCTCAACGAGAGCGGCATGACCAACGATCCGCGCATGGTGAGGTTCCTCCACGGCGTGGCTCTCAAGCTGCAAGAGGACAACCTGATGACGCCGAATCCCACCGGTCTTGCCTCGGAAGACGCGAAGGCCGAGCTGGCGGCGATCCGCAAGGACGCCAAGACGAACGGTTACCTGGACCGGGACCACCCGGACCACAAGCGCATCGTCCAGCGCGTACACGAGCTGACTCAGCTCGCGTCGCCGGGACAGTAGCGCCGTAGCACGTAGCACCCGCGCATCACGACCCCCGCAAGGATAAGGTCGCGCGCGAGGTGTAGGCTGGGCCGCGCAAGCGACAACCCTCCGACAGGCTGTTCAAGCCGTACGGCTGTTCACGAAACGTGAACGGTCGCGATAGTCGAACACTGCCCAAGGAGGGCAATCATGAGCGCCAACATCCCCGTAGCATTCGTCGACCAGTACCACGCCGACGTGGAGATGCTGCTTCAGCAGAAGGGCAGCAGGCTTCGCGGCAAGGTGCGCGTCGAGGACCAGAAGGGCGAAGTGCAGTTCTGGGACCAGATCGGCCCCACCGAGGCGGAGGACATCACCAACCGCCACGGCGACTCCCCGCAGGTAGACTCCGAGCACTTCCGTCGCTCGGTGAGCCTCCAGTTCTTCGACTGGGGCGACTTCATCGACAAGATCGACAAGGTGCGGATGCTGATCGACCCGACCAACAGCTACACCCAGAACGCGGTGTACGCTCTCGGCCGCAAGATCGACCGCATCGCCATCGCCGCAGTGTTCGGCACGTCCCAGACGGGGCACGCCGGAGCCACCGCGACGACCTTCCCGGCCGCGAACATCGTCCCGCTGAACCTCGGCGGCACGAACGTGGGCCTGACCGTGCCGAAGCTGGTGCGGGCGAAGAAGCTGCTCCTGTCGTTCGAGAACGACATGGAAGAGCCCATGTACCTCGGGTACGCGGCTCAGCAGATGGAGGACATGCTGAACCTCACGCAGGTGACCAGCGCCGACTACAACTCGGTGAAGGCGCTCGTGCGGGGCGATGTGAACTCCTTCATGGGGTTCGAGTTCTGCCACTCCGAGCTGTTCACGCACGACGGGACTTCCCGCCTCGTGCCGGTGTGGGCCAAGAGCGGCTGGCTGCTCGCCATCGCTCCCGATGTCGAGACGGCGGTCGAGCGTCGCTGGGACAAGCGCGGCAACGTGTACGTCTACGCGGCGGCTGGCGCCGGTTCGACCCGCATGCAGGAGAACAAGGTCATCCAGATCCCCTGCCTGGAGACGCTGTAAGTCCCAGGTAGTCCGATAGACCACGACCCCGGCAGCGCACCGCGTCTCAGACTGTAAGGGAAAGCGGGCCGGGGCCACTTCCCCCTACACCCCACTTCCACGCCGAAAGGATCTCACCATGGCAACCCTCAAGTCCGACCAGCTCACCAACATCGAGGCGGTCCCCGCCGTTCAGAACCCCTCGCGCGACGAGGATGCTCGTCTGCGCGTCAAGGTCTTCACCTGGACGGCCACCGCCGACGTGGACCCCAGCACCATCCGTCTCGGCGTCCTGAAGAAGGGCTACCGCCTTCTCGGGATGCGCGTCACCGCTCCGATCATCGGCGACACGGGCGCGACCCTGTCGCTCGGCGTTGCGGGCACCGTGGCGAAGTACATGGCCGCGACCGCCATCGACGCCGCGCTCTCCGCCGACGCCAACCACACCGCCGCGCTGTTCCACGGCGAAGTGCTGACCGAGGACGTGGAGCTGATCGCCACTCTGGCGACCGCAGACTTCACCGCGACCGGTGTCCTCACCGTCGTGGTCCGCTACTCCCGCGACTAAGTTCAACCCGGGCGGGCAGGCTCTCGGCAACGCGCTGAGGGCCTGTCCGCTCTTTCCACAACAGGGGAGCCGATGCCGCCGAGTCCGCCGTTCGATGCTGCGTCATGGGTACGCCGCGCCAACATCCCTGGGGCTATCCTGAACGGAGTCTATTCGGGTCAGGTGGTCGGGCCAATCAACGCCTCCTACGATCCAGTATCTCGAACGGTCCAGTCCTTTTCGCAGCAGGCTCACCACTTCCGTGGGTTCGTGAACACCGCTCAGATCAGCTTCGACGATGGCGCAACGTGGACTTTCAGCTTCAACGAAACAGCCGACATCAACCGGACAGATACGTGCCCTACCGGGTGGTCTTTGCCGAATCCGTCTGGAGTAGGAAGTATCCACTTCCAGGTTCGTGTCTTGTGGGACCATGCCTTCTTGATCGCGAGTGGAGCAATCAGCCCAGGCGGGATGTCGATTTGGGCGAGTGCTGGCGGGTCGTCGTTCTTCAAGCAGCAGGATCTGGCGACATGGCCCGCGCTCAACGACATCCCGGCCACATCCGGAGGCCACGCGACCTTCCACCTATTCCCGTCAGTCACTCAGCCGATTCTGCTAGAAGGTTCCGGTCCCGATGGGGAGGACGCTTACTGGATCATTTCCTCCTACAGCTTCGAGGCTGGCGGCACATCAAACCGGACGACGTTCAAGGCTGCGACCCTCTGGCGCTCTATCGACGGCGGAATAAGCTGGGAAGCAGTGCGCGACATGGAAGTCGCCCTCGGTGGGATGTTCAACGCTGGCTCGATTGTTCGCAGCACCTCGGGCCGTCTTGTGATCGTCGCTGGTGGAGCCGGTGGCATCTGGTGGACGGACGGGGATCTCCTGACAGGTGTTTTCACGGGAGCCAACTTCAGCGGAGCTAGCGGCATTCGTGGCCCGCTCATGGAGATGTATGGCGGCACGTTCTACACGTTCAGCCAGGGCACGCTCACGGGGCCGGGCTCGGGCTGGATCTCCTGCGACGACTGCGAGAACTTCTTCGGGGTGAACGAGATCATCCCCGCGAATGAAGCGGGGTACGGCGTCAAGCTAGGGCCGACAGAAATTCTGATCGTCGCGCCCGACTTTGATAACCCGACAACGGCCACGAGCGCATACTACAGCTCGAACGGCGGCGAGAACTTCGTCAAGAACGACCCGTGGCTCGTATCCGGGGTTGGGGAACGCCCCGTTCTATTGGCGCTCCGCAGCAACGGGACGCCCATCGTAGTCGCTCGTGGCGGGGGCGTCTTCCTCAGCGGCGACACCGCGCGCGGCGTCGCTGGCGAGCGCACGGTCTGTCCGCTCGCGAATGCAGGACTTGCTGCTGCGCGTCCGCTTATACTTTGCGGCGGTGTACTCTCCAACATCTGCGACAACCACTGAGGCCCACATGGAACTTCTTGACGTAGCGAATCGCGCGCTGGTCCGGCTGGGAGCGAAGAAGATCGACTCCCTGTCGGAGGAGTCCGACTCCGCCATCGCCTGCAACGAAGAGGCGGAGGCCTGTCGGCTGGAGACGCTCCGCGCCTTCCCGTGGAACTTCGCGCGGGGCCGCTTCCGTCTGAACACGTTCCCGAGCGCGACGCTGGTGCCGGGCGTACAAGTGGTGGACACCGACGTGAACTTCTTTTCGGCTGCGTCGCCCTTCGTCGCGGGGCGGGACGAGGGCTTCATCCTGAAGCTGCAGGGCTCCAGCGAAGGAAGCGCCCGCATCGTCTCCGTCACCGACGCGCAGAACGTGATCGCCACGGTGGAGTCAGTCTTCCCAGGCGGCGTGACGCCGCTGACCACCGGCCAGTGGTACTTCAAGCCGGGCTGGGAGTTCGAGTACCGCTACCCGAAGCCGTCCGACTACGTCCGCCTCATCAAGGTACAACGGGTGGGCGCGCTCGGCGCGACGGCGGCGATCCTCTGGTCCTACTGGCGCGATCTGGGCAGCGAGCCCGAGCCGATCAAGGTCGAGGGGGACTTCCTCGTCTCCGACGCAGGCACGCGGCTCGACATCATGTACACGCGCGACATCACCGACCTGGACAAGTGGGACGCGCTCGCGCTCTCCGCGCTTGCCGCGAGGCTGGCCTTCCGCATCTGCTACGCGGTGACCGGCTCCCTACAGGCGGCGCGTACGCAGCACGACTCGTTCGTGGAGATCCTCGCCGAGGCGCGCACCATGGACTCGCAGGAAGGCAGCATCGACCAGACCGGGTCAGACATCCTGCTCACCGTGCGGGTCTAAGCTGTGGGCCAGCATCCGTACCAGACCAACTTCACCGCAGGCGAGCTGACCAAAGGCCTGTGGTCACGCACCGACTACCGCAAGTACCCCAACGGCATCGAGTTCGGGATCAATGCTGTCGTCGAGGTGCAAGGCGGCGTCAGTCGACGCGCGGGCACGCAGTTCATCGCGCAGACGCGGGGCCGCTCCGCCTTCCAGGCGAGCGCGTTTCAGAACAACGCCTTCCAGGTCACGCCCAGCCGCTCGGTCATGCTGAAGGAGTTCATCTTCAATACGACCGAAGCCTACATGCTGGAGTTCGGCCCGTTCTACATCCGCTTCTATCGCAACCGGGAGCAGCTCCTGGGCACGGGCGACGGCACCGAGCTGGCGACGAACGGCGAGTTCACGTCCGACCTGTCGGGCTGGGATCTGCAGCAGGACAACGGCGGCACCGTGGTTCACTCGGCTCCGGGTATCGCGACGCTAGACCCCGGCGCGGCGGGCGTGGCGGGCATCAGCCAGCAGATCAGCGGCCTCTCGCCCGGCGAGAAGTACGTCCTGCACTTCGAGATCGGCGGGCAGCAGCTCGACTTCAACGTCGGCTCCTCGCTCGGTGCGGCGAACGTCATCACCGAGCAGACACTCCTGTCAGGCGAGTACCGCGTGACCTTCACGGCACCGGGGGCGGGCAGCGTCTTCATCGAGTGGAAGGTATCCGGCCCCGGCGCGGTGGCGTCCCTCGACGACGTGTCGCTGCAGTTCGCGGCGCCGCTCGAAGTGACGACTCCGTACGAGCCCGAAGACATCCGCTCGTTGCGCTTCACGCAGTCGCTCGACCAGCTCTGGATCGCGCACGACGACTACCCGGAGAAAATCCTGACCCGGCTGTCCGACGTGCTGTGGACGTTCCAGGACTCCATCCTCGTCCCGCCCCCGAGCGAAGAGGTGGACATCGAGCCGCCTGCGAAGCTGACGCCGGGCGACGTAGTGGGCCAGAACGTCCAGTTCGACGCGGACGCCAGCGTCTTCCTCGCGGCGGACGTGGGACGACAGATCAAGTCACGTGGCGGCAGCGCCTCGATCATCGTGGTGGACAGCGGCACCCAGGTCCACGCGGACATCACCGCCGCGTTCATCTCGACGGATCAGATCCCCGCTGGACTGTGGTCGATGGACGGGTCGCCCAACTCGATCCTGACGTTCAGCGCGGCAGGCCCGGCCAACGTCATCGTGGATCTGACGCTGACGACCGCAGGCTGGCGCTCGACCGACGTGGGCGCGTTCGTCCACGCCCTCGACGGCATCTTCGAGATCACCGAGATCAACAGCGCCACCGCTGCTCGCGCGCAGGTGATCCGCTCCATCCCTGATACCGTCCTGGTCGCGCAGGCGGGCGCATGGACGCTGGAGCGCGAGTCGTTCTCCGAGGCGCTCGGCTTCGCGGCGGTCCCCAACTTCTACGAGCAGCGCCGCTGGCTCGCGAAGGGACAGGAGATTTTCGGCTCGCGGGTGGGCGACTTCCAGAACTTTGGTCTCGGCCCCAACGACGACGATTCCGTACGCTTCCCGCTCGTGAACGGCTCGAACCAAGCCGACATCACCCGTTGGATGAAGTCGATGAAGGACATGCTCCTCGGCACTATCGGCACCGAGTACCGTGTCAACGGCGGCAGCGAGAGCACGATCACGCCGACGCAGATCCTGAACAAGCCGCAGTCCAACTGGGGCAGCGACCCCGAGCCCGACGCGATCCGCGCGGGCAAAGCGGTCATGTTCACGCAGCGGGGCCGCAGGCAGATCCGCGAGATGGGCTTCGACATCGCCGACGACGGGTTCGCCGCCGCCGACATCACCGTCCTGGCGGAGCACCTCTTCCGCTCGGGCGTCGTTCAGCTCGCCTACTGCAGCTCGCCCAGCTCGTACGTCCTAGCTGTACTCGAAGACGGGCGCATCGCTTGCTGCACCTACTACCGCGAGGAAGAGGTGATCGCCTGGACTCAGTTCCGCCCGAGCGGTTGGGAGATCGGGAAGGGCAAGTTCACCTCCGTCGCCGTCATGCCCTCGAAGTGCGGCAACGGTGACGAGGTGTGGTGCATCGCGGAGCGCGAGATCGGCACGCGCACCGGCCTCTACGTCGAGGTGTTCGACGGCCAGCTCAACACCGAGTGCGCGCTCGTCTACGACGACACCATCCCGGTGGACACCGTGGTCGGCCTTACTCACCTGGATGGCGCGGTCGTGGACATCCTCCACACCAGCCGCTCCGCATTCCAGAGGAGCGCCTTCCAGATGTCCGCCTTCCAGAAGGTGCGCGCGACGTATGCGACCGCCACCGTCGCGGCGGGTACCGTCACCCTCGCCGCGAACGAAGCCGTCCGCATCGAAGTGGGGCTCCACTACAACACCAAGATCAAGACGCTGCCGCTCGAAGCGCCCTCGCGTGAAGGGACCATCCACTTCCGCAAGAAGCGGAGTCCGACCGTCTACGTGCGCTTCCTCTGCACCAAGGGCACCGGAGTCTACGTGAACAACCAGCTCGTTCCGCGTCGGGGTCTGGAGCTGACAGAGCTGTACGACTTCCAGCGTGAGACGAGCCTCGGATGGAATCGCCTGGAGCAGGTGACCATCGAGCAGCGCCACCCCTTCCCCATGACTGTCCTCGGGGTCAGCCGCAACCTGATCTACGACGACGGGGAGAATCCGTGATCGAATACCGCCACATGGAGACGCCGCACGAGCAGCACGTTCGCCAGCTCGCGCGTGAAGTACACCCCTCCTGGCCGCAGCGTCCGAAGTTCTGGTTCCACGCGAACCCCACCATCGTCGCCCTGGAGAAGGGCAAGGTCGTGGGCTACGGCAGCTACACGGTGGATAACCACCCGGCAGGGAACAGCTTCATCATGTACCTTCGCGACAGCGGCGTCTCGCCCGCTGTGCAGGGACGCGGCGTCGGCCAGGCTCTCCTGAAGAAGCGGATGGACGTGGGCGCGCACCTCGGCATCCATATGTTCACCGGCTGCACTGCCCCGACGAATCTCCCGATGCGCGCGATCCTGAAGAAGGCGGGCTTCCACCAGTGCCAGCGCGTGCCGGACTACTTCGCTTTCAACGACCCGCCCGAGGATGGTCTCATCTACATCCACACGGGCGACGAGCACGAGGACTAGACCATGGCGACAATCGCAACGCTCCTCATCGCAGCCGCAGGCGCGGCCATCGCCGCCTATGGAGCGTACTCGTCCGCCAAGGCCCAGCAGACGCAGCTCAAGCAGCAGGCGTACATGCAGGAGGCCGAGGCCGAGCAGGCGCGGCAGGCCGGTATCCAGGCCGCACGGCGTCAGCGCGCCAAGGACAAGGCGGCACAGGAGTCGTTCGGCGCACGCGCCGCGATGGCGGGCGTGGTCGCCCACGAAGGCTCTGCGCTCCTGACGGAGATGGACTTCGCCGAGGAGTCGGAGATGCAGGCGCTCCATGTCCAGCACGGGTACGAGGTGCAAGCCTCGCGCGCGCGGACGGAGGCGTCGTTCGCCCGCTGGCAGGCAGGCCGCATCAGCCCCATGATGGCGGCGGTCACCAGCGGGATCGGCTCTCTCGCCAGCTCGGCGGGGGGCTCGTTCGGCGGCATCGCCACGGGCGCGACCGGAGCAGGCAAGCAGACTGGTGGCGGACTCACCACCTCTCCCACGTCCGGCGCGGCGTACAGCGCGCACCGGGCAGGTGAGCGGCAAGCATACGGCAAGAGCTGGACCAGCGACTACGCCTCGGTGGCCTACTAATGCCCATCTTCCCGCGCTACGGCGGCATCAGCACCGACATCGCCTACGACAAGGCGGTCGCGGCCCCGTCCGATCCTGCCCCGAAGCAGGTAGAGGCACTGGGCCAGAGCATCGAGCGCGCCGGGCTCGCGTACCACTCCGTCGCCCAGAAGCGGCAGGAGCTGAAGGACGAGGCCGAGACGCAGAAGCGGTACATGCAAGCGGTCACCGACATGGAGGGGATGACCGAAGAGCTGAACGTCCCCGTCAACGCGATGCAGGCCAAGGATCTGTTCGGCAAGTTCCTCGGCGAGCGCGAGCCGACGTGGTTCGAGGGGCTCAACTCGAAGCAGCAGGAACTTCTCCAGAAGAAGCTGTTCGCGAAGCGCCTGGAGTACACGGTCGGCAGCGCGAAGCTACAGAACCGCGCCGAGCTGGAAGACTACTCCGCCACGCTGGTGAAGACGCAGACGTGGTATGCCAACCAGGCCGCGCGCCGCGTCGAGGGCGACGACGGCTCGAAGACCCCGGAGTACATTCAGCTTGAGGATATGGTCAGGAAGGGCGTGGCGGTCGGGTACATCAAGCCCGACAAGGGCGAGGAGATCCTCGACGGCGCGCTGAAGCAGGGCGCGTACGCGCGCGTCTACCGCGCCACGGCGTCCAACTCCAAGGAAGAGATCGAGCGCGTCCTGGAGCTGTACAAGGAGTCGGAGTCTGCGGTACGCACGGGCGAGGAAGACGCCAAAGACCCGACGTTCCTGAAGCACATCGCTCCGAAAGAGCGCATCGAGCTGAAGAAGCAGCTTCAGGGGCGGCTGGAGTCCCTCAAGGCCGAAGACCGTCGCATCATCCGCGAGGAGCGCGAGGACACCAAGCGCCTGCACGACGAACAGTCGAAGGTGACGTACACCCTCGCGAGTCAGAAGCTGGCGGACCCCGGCAAGTATGGCACGCTCACGCGCGAATGGCTCGACCAGCAGGCGTCGTTGCGGCTGCTCGACGGCAAAGAGTACACCTACCTCCGCGCGAAAGTGGAAGACATCGCGCGGAGCGGGACGCCTCAGACGGGCGGGTTCGGCAACGCCGAAGTGATCGGTCGCTTCTCTGTAGAGGTGTTCGACACGTCCACGCCCGAGCAGGCCTCGCGCGTGAAGGCGAACCTCAAGGCGGCAATCGCGCGGGGCGACGTGCCCATCGGCCCCGGCTCTATCGGCTCACAGTGGCTGAACCACCTTGAAGAGAAGACGAAGGCCGGGACGGCAGGCAACCAGCCGCCGACGATGCAGCAGCAGACCGACGACCTGAAGGCGGCGGTCTCGCGCGATCTGCGGATCTCTGGCCCGATGGCGAAGATCTCCGACGCCGAGCGTACTGTCATCAGCGAAGCCAACGAGGCGTTCGACCGCAACGCAGCGGCTGGGTACAAGCGCGATCCGTGGGACATCTGGAACGAGAACATCGACAAGTGGCGTTGGCGTGTGGGCCAGCCCGGCGCGTACAAGTCGAGTGAGCTGCGTCGTTCGCTGGGCATGCCGCCGCGCCAGCGTGGCGAGAAGCTGCTCGAAAACGGTCTGTCCCAGGTACTAGAGAATAAGCGGATCGAGCTACAGGACCGCATGAAGGCAACCCCGCCCGGTGTCGCAGGCGATGCGGAGCGGAGCCAGATCCTCGCCGAAGTACGGCAGCTCAACCGCCTTGGTGCGCTCGAATCCGTCGCCGTCGACATCGACGAGAACGTGGACACCGCAAAGCGCGCTCGTAACGAGCAGCGTGCAAACCGTCCTCCCAGCCCCAGGCGGGGACGATAGGAGAGCAATGAACGCAGAGAAGGATCTGCTGAAGGCGTACCAGTCCGAGGACGACGACCAATTGATGCAGTGGCTGATGCAGGAATCAGCCATAAAGCAGGAGGCGAAGCCGCCGAAGGCGAGCGAAGCCCCCAAGGTCGAGCCCGTGAAGCCGGTGGGATTCTTCAACACCATGGGCCAGGGTGTCGGCGGTGCGCTCACGTCCGCAGGCGGAGCTGTGCGCGGCGCACTCGGCGGCGAGGTGCCCGCACCGGGCGCGCCTATGTCCGATCAGCAGGGGCCGATGGGACCAGACACGCCGGAGCAGCGTGGGAAGCCAGGCGTTGGCCCGTCCATCGGCCGCGCGTTCGGCTCGTTCCTGGAGAGCGCGGGCGAGGGCTTCACCGAGGCGTCCACGCCGGGCGAGGAAGGCCCCGGCTTGCTGGAGCTGCCGGGAGGCGCCAGCGTCCCCGTACCAGAGTCCCTGATGCGCTTCCCCAGGCGCGCTATCGGTGCCGCCCAGGCGCTCTTCTCGTGGGCCAAGATCCCGGCCGGGCTCGCGGGCGACGCGATGGAGGCGGCTTCTGCGGCCAGCAATACCGATGCGGTCATCGACGAGCGCATCCGCCAGCTCGAAGCGCTGCCCGAGAGCACGCGTGAGACGAGCAACGCGGGGCAGCTCGCCTTTCTTCGCCGCTGGCGGATGATGCCGTACGACGAGCGCCAGAGGGTCGAAAACGAGAGCATGGCATTCGCGGTCGAGATCCTGTCCGGCGTCACGCCAGGCTACACGCTGGCGGCGCGCGGCGGGAAGGCACTGCTCACCGCTCCGGCGAAAGCAGCCTCGGAAGCGGCCATCGCCGCGCGTGCGAACGTCATCAAGGCGGCGGGCGAGAGTATCTCGATCCGCGAGGCGGAGAAGGCGACCCGCAAGGCCGAGGCAGCGGCGAAGCCCGTCGAGGAAGGCGGACCCCGTGGCCCGCTCACCCTGGCCGATCTGCGCCACGGGATGCAGCCGGAGAGCACCCCAGGCGTCAAGGCTGGCCCCAGCGCCCCCGGCTCTATCCCCGAGAACATGATGACGTTGGAGAAGCTGAACGCCCAGCAGAAGCTGGCTATGCTCCGTGCGGAGCCCGGCGTTCAGCAGGCCATCGACGAAGTCATCCCCGACCCCCGCACCATGGCCCGCCCTGGCGTGGGACGCACGGCCGAAGCAGCGGACTCTCGTGAGGCGCTGCGCGCCAGCGGGCGGACCCCTATCGGAGGCGACCTTCCCAGCTCCGGTGCGCCCGCGCGCCGGGCTGTAGGCGACGACCAGCTCGAAGAGATCGCGCGCGCGACCAACGAGGGCGGGGCGTCTTTCTCGCTTGACGAGGGGCGGTTGCGCCTGTCGGACGAAGGTGGGTACTACGTCGGCGGGCAGGCTGGCACCGTTCAGATCAAGGGTCGTCAGGTCACCGCCGCCGACATCGCGGACTTCGCGAAGGCGAACGAAGCGGAGCTGGCGAAGCCGGGCGCGCATATCGGCGCGGAGAAGCTGCCGGACGGCACCGTGAACCTGGACGTGAGCGTCCGGCTGGACGACGAGGCGTCCGCGTTCGGCATGGGACGCGCGCTGAAGCAGGAGCGGATCTGGGACGCATCGGGGAACAAGGCGCTCGACGTACCGCCCGAAACCTCCGTCACCGGCCACCCGTACACGAGCCCCTCCGAGCCGCTCGACGACCAGGCAATCAAGATGGCGCAGGAGTACGACGCCGCCGTGACCGACCCTGCGGCGAAGCCCGCTTGGGACGCCCTCGCGCGCGAGACGGACCGCATGTTCGATGAGATCGCGAAGAAGGTCAAGGTCGAGCGCGTCACCGGCCAGCCGTACGCTACGGCCGACGAGATGCTGGAAGACATCAAGCGTGGGAACTTCAAGGTCACGACCGACAACAGCGAGCACCCCTTCTGGTCCGTCGACGAGAACTGGAAGTTCCGCGTCGTTCACGACTACCTCGGCCACTTCGACGGGAAGGTCGACTTCTCTCTGAAGGGCGAGAAGGACGCGTACCTCCACCACGCCAAGCACCTGACGGACCCTGCCGCGAAGGACGCCCTCCAGCTCGAAGTCTACGGACAGGCGGCGGCGAACGTCGCGCACGGCGGCGTCTTCCAGCCGCAGAAGGCGTACATCACGAAGCAGCCGTTCGGGGAGATCAAAGACCCCAGCATCACGGCGTACCACGGGACGGCGTCGCAGTTCGACTCGTACAAGACGGGTGCAGAGACGCGCGACGGTGGCACGTGGTTCTCCGCCGACCCCGAGACGGCGGGTGCGCGCGCCATGGGCGAGGCCGGTGAGATCGCGGGTGACGCGCCGCAGGTGCGCCCCGTCGTCCTCCGCATGCAGAACATTGCCACCGAGGAGGAGTTCCGCGCCGCACGCATACTAATGCAGGGCGACACGCCGATGGCGTCCGAGCTGTTGAAGTCGAAGGGTTACGACGGCGTGGTCTTCAACCGCCCAGAGATCGGCCCGACGCCCAACTACCTCGTCTTCGACGCCAACAAGTCGGCCAACCCGCTGTACGGCTCCGTGGGGCAACCGCTGGAGACGGCTCTCCAAGCGGCCGAGCGCCGCATGGCGGAGCGGCTCGCCGCGATCAAGAGCACGCTCACAGGCGAAGCGGGCGCGGTGGATCTGCGCGGATCGTTCGCCGAAGGCTGGGAAAAGAACAAGATGCTGTGGAACGACCTGGTCACCATCGGCGCCGGTCGCCTGTGGGAGATGCAGTCGGTCATGGCGAACAAGTACCAGCAGTGGTCGGCGAAGATGCTCGCGGCGTACGGTGATCTCATCAAGCCCCAGCTCCCGCGCATCTTCGAGCAGTCGCAGAAGCGCTTCGACGACATCCTTGCGAAGGTTGAGCGGAAGATGGGGAAAGAGCTGCCTGCACTGTCGCAAGTCCTGGAGCTGTACCACCGGGGCGAGGCGGGGCTGTCCTGGTACGACGAAGCCTGGCCGCAGATCCAGCGGCTGTTCGGCAAGCACGCCGAGCTGTACGTGGACGTGCTCTCGGCGACTTCGCCCAACACGGGGGTGAAGTCGAACGTCACCAAAGCGAACGAAGCCATGGCGCTCATCCTGTCGGGCAAGCGCAGCTTGAAGAAGCCGTTCAAGGCGACGATCACCGACGACGCTGGGAACGTCGTGAAGAAAGGCGACGGGCTACAGGCGCACACCGACAACCTGAACCGCATTCTGAAGGGTCAGCCCCTCAGCGGTCCCAAGGTCGGCCCCTTCTCGCGCGCACTCAAGAACGACCGCGACGCCGTCGTCGTGGACACCTGGATGAAGCGCGCGTTCGGCTTCGACGACGCCGCAAAGGACGGCGACATCACCTTCATCCAGCAGGCGGTGACCGGCATGGCCGAGGCGTTGGGCAAGGACGCGCGGCAGGTGCAGGCCGCGATCTGGACCGGCGCGAAGATCGTGGCCGAAGGCCCTGGCACCTTCGTCGAGGACATTCACAAGACCATCGGGCGCGCGCTCACGGACGCGGAGTCCCCACTCCACAAGATGTTCGGGCAGGAGCTGGCGCTGGCGCAGAAGAAGCTGGGCGAGGAGGGCTTCACCCGCCTCGGCACCATCGTCGTAGCGGCACGCACCGCGCTGTTCGCGGCAGTGGGCGCAGCGACGGGTGACGACGCCGAGTCCCGTGCGCGCAACATGCTCATCGCGGCCGGGCTCGGGCTCGTGGCCTCGCCGAAGCTGGCAAAGCAGATCGTCGACCGGATGAACGACCCCGAAGTCCGCACCATGCTCAAGGATCTGATGAAAGACGAGACGGGCGCGCTCTTCCCGAAGCCGAAGCGGAAGCCGCTCGTGGTGAACCAGGGCAACACCGGGGGCTCGAACGAAGCCCGTGCCCTGATCCGTGGCGTCAACCGCGCCCTGGAGAAGGCGCGGATGCTGGAGCGCTCGCGCGTCGTCTCCCACGAAGAGACGATCCTGGCCGCATCCCTGTCCGGGAAGTTCCGCACCGTCGAAGACGTGCTCGCTCTCGACCACACCGCCATGACGCTGAACGAACTGGCGGCGGCGAAGGTCAACGTGAAGGCGGTGCGCGACGTGGTCACCACTGACATCATCGAGACCGCCGCGCGCGCGAAGATGCTGGACGACGAGGGCCTGATGTCCGAAGCCGTCGACAAGACGTTCCTCCTGGCGAAGGTGAACCAGAAGTGGGCAGACATGGAGACGGCGGGAGGGCGCTTCGTCGAGGCCAGCAAGATCAAGTCCCCCGCCTCGCTGGCGTCGAAGTACGACCTGGACGAGTTCGCGGGCGACATCCAGCAGATGCGCGATGCGTTGCTTGCGCGCGGGAAGGTGACCGACCGCCAGCTCGTGGAAATGCTGACCGAGTTCGCCGACAAGGCTGCGGCGTTGAAGGTCGCCGACGTAGCGTCCCGCTGGCCCGAGGCCCTGTGGAACATCTACTACGGCCTCAACCTCCTCGGCTCCCCCATCACGCACGCACGCAACACGCTCGGCAACATCGGCGGGCTGGGTATGGCGGTCACCGACCGTGCATTCGGCGAGATCATCGCGCTCCCGTTCCACGCAGCGGGGAAGGGCCAGAACATGGTCCAGCCCGGCGAGACGTGGGAGCTG